TATACACACCTATTACACCTGCCCTATCGGGAGTTTCGTGCTGTCTTCAAAGAGACAATAGTGTAATAGAATGTGTATACACAGGACGCACTAGCCTTAACACCTGCTAGTATTACAGCCTACTTATTCAGCTGTATGTAGTGTTCTCCTCAGACGTATTTACCACACTAAACACTATTAAAGAAAATGTGTGGCTACGGAACTTGTAAAAGTGAAATTGAAAGTGAAAATTGACATTGAAAATGAAAATTAAAAACCTCTAGGTTATGATGTTCACCAAGGTAGAGGCAATAAAAAGGATGTATCTGTTAGATACAATTACCAAGTCTTATTGTGTCACTTTCACAATAGAGTCTTTTAGATTAGACTGACTGGCGGTTTTATCTCCTTTTTTAAGTGAAGTATTATGATAGGTATACATAACCTACCATAATAATATTATTCTGCCAGACCATAGTTCTGGAACCCACTTTTATAAATGTACCCATAAACTGAGTAGGCTTAGTTTCAAATTCAGGTATGTCTTTTAAAAGCATACAACATTTTTTTGATTAAGAAATACTTACGTGAGTTAAGTTGTAATACCAATCTGTTTGTACTTCACAGATTATAAGACAGGCAGATACCAGGTTATTTAATCCAGTATAAATCTCTGGACCCTGGTTACATTACACTGCTCTTCGACTTATCTAGTCTTTGGTATTACAACTATTACCCCTTAAAAAGATAAGCAGTTTAGTGTCTTGCTTAGGACAAGAGATTAATCAAACCAATATGATGATTGCGAGTCGTTAAACTCGTTTGCCATGTCACCATTTAGCCTATTAGCTAGGTTTTGGTGATACTTAATCATCATTTGGTTGTATTCGTCCTCACGTTCATTGTGAAGACGAATAAAATCCCTGAATACCAGATTCTTAGAATCACTTTTTTCTTTAAGTGTTTTAAGAACCTCTGGGTCTTGTGTATTCCAATCACTAGGATTGAAAACAGAAGAAATTACCACGTGATCCAACAATGCTGGATCAATGTCTCTGATATACCCATCTAAGTCAATAACATCTACTATATTAGATGTCTTGCTATGAATGAGTCTTAAGTCCCAGGACATACCATTATCTGTTTCAATGATATGATAGTCTTGTGGGTTATCAATCCTTGAAAAACTAAGTTCCATGTGATTTATTGTTTTGTTTTAATAATAATGGAATACACCTTCTGTTGCCAGGCTAATGGTGAGAGCCCCGAATCTTATTCATTGGACAAGGTTGAAATACTCAAGTGGGTTTAAACCACGTTTGATTACTTTGCTTATTTCAGAAATAGCCTCTAAGAAACTATCTTCATCTTGTAAGCAACAAAGTAACCCCTCGTTGTCTTTACCCAATATCAAGGTTTCAACAAGCTCTTCGTTACTGTTAATAACTACGAGCGTGTCACTTGATATCCCTAATAGGTAAGGATAGTGATCCTGTTCTGTTAGGCTTGGTAACACCTTGTCTATCCAAGAAGTGGTGACCATACAAAAAAATACGTGTGTCTCCATTTACTCCACACACGTTTATCCATCATATAACTGAGAAGCTCTGTATTAAATACAGCGAGTTGGTTACTGTTATATGACTTTGGTGAATTGTTTACCACCCTATTCCGTTAGTCACTTTCTACAACGGACAAACTAGTTAGATTGCGTTAACGTTTCTTATCCTAAATCTAACAATGGATAGAATAGTTTAATGTCTGTATTCAGGACGAGAAATAACACTATAGACATTAACCCGCGAGATGTCAAGCTCGATGGACGGTATACGCCTTTGGGACTTATTGAAAATGCCTTCAGGGATCTTACTATACCTACTGACAGTTTTTAGCTGCTGAGTTGTCTATAGTGTTAATACAAGTGCCACTATATCGTCATAGACAGATGATAAATCCGTCTCTTATATAGTGACACACCTGGTGATTGCTGAGTTATCAATTCAGCAATACAGGATTACAGGTTATACTCAACACCTGTTATATCTATCTACAGTAGGTCTGTAGAACACCTTGTCTCAATATTGAGACTCACCAACATAGACATCATCTATGTTGGTGAATTGCTCGTTGTAGCGTATAGGTCCAAAGACCTCACCATATACTACAATACATTCGTTAAGGGTCATAACTATACTCTTTTTGGTGAAAAGAAATAAGCAGTTTAAAGACTTGCTTAGGTCCAATAGACTATTTAGTTGCGGCTCGTCTATAAGGAGACCGTTAACCATCCATAGTTTTAAGTCTTCAGATATTTCGGACTTTGTACCTCTCTATATTCAGTTGTAATACTATCAGTTTACTATTTGGTGTGATTTTTCACTCTGATAGGTTCTTATAAGATTGTTTACTATTTATCCTGATTTTTCAGTCAATCTTAATTACAACTCTCGTTTGAGGTTTTGTGACCTGGTATATAACCAACGCACTAGGCTTAACACGGTTTATAGTCCCCTAGTGGACTGTATAGCTATCTTATCCAAATAGAATTGGTATAAGATGTGTGTTAGAATATATGATGAATAGGACTGTTGTAATCCTAGCACACACATATTAACACATAACTAATTGATAATCAACTAGTTACAACGGTTAATTAAAGTAAAAATTAAACAAACTGATATAACAAACAAGCCCAAACGAAGATATGACACCCGAACACCCAGAGAATCTTGTACTGACATAACAAGATACCCAAAAAAATACCACACTGTATGTTGTATATACAGTGTGGTATTGGTGACTACTTAAGCCACAACCACTTAAGAAGAATCTCACTTGTTTCTCCCGTAGTCTTGTCAACTACGGTGTAAGGGTCTTCTTTAATAGTGAAAAGGCTCAAATCCAAGGGAACTTTAGAGCCTTCTGCAACAGGCGTCCTTAAGGACATATAATAAGTAAGTCCTGTAGTCTCCTTGTAGACTCCAGGAAAAACTTCAATCTTTTTACCCTCTTCCTTGAGAGTAAGTACGAAATTTCCCTTTTTGCCTTGAGTGCATTTTGCTACTACAACTTGAATCTTGCTCATAAATTTGAGTTTTTTAATTTAAAAATTAATTAAACGGCTATGAAGTATACAGGGGTACACTCCACGCCAAGACTGAGTAGGAGTTACAAATTGAATGCCCACTCACATCGTACTACATACAACATATCTACTATGGGGGGGGTGTGTTATATAAGGGGTGTATACTAGGGGGGTTGTTTTATAGGGGGATTATTTGTATATTAGTAGTATGAAGGAACCAAATAGAGAACGTAAAACTGATATTAAATATCAATTGCATCTTAATGATGAACAGAAGTTAGCTAAGAAGCTTATAGTGGAGAATCAAATAGTGGTAATCACTGGGAGGGCGGGGTCTGGTAAATCACTTGTATCAGCACAGGCTGCACTTGATTTTCTTTTTAAAAAACAGATAAACACTATATATGTTACTAGAGCCACTATAGAGGTGGGGAATTCATTGGGGTTTTTACCAGGGGGGCTTAGTGAGAAATTTAATCCCTACCTAGAGGCTTTTATGGAAAACCTCACTAAGTGTTATGATAAGGCTAAGATAACACAACTTATACAAGATGAGAAGGTGCAAGCCTACCCAGTGCAATTTATTAGGGGTAAAACTATAGATGATGTTCTTATTGTAGAGGAAGCACAAAACCTCACCAAGGCTCAAATGCTAGCTATATTGACTCGCCTAGGTAAAACAGGAAAGATTATAATTAATGGTGATCTTGAGCAAACAGATATTAGAGACAATGGTATCAATGGTCTTAAATATGTTATAGAGATGGCTAAGAAGATTAAGGGTATAGAATACATTAAGCTTAAAGAAAACCACAGGTCTGATTTAGTGGGGGCTATTCTAGATTACGAGTATAATATATAAATATTCACATTAGTTGTATACATCTAAAGCACACATAAGTTGCATCTACATTGCAATTTGAGTGTGCTTTTTCTATGTGCATAATTACCAATGGATTATAGTATAATTATATTATAAATTTGTAGAGTTTAAACTTTATTAGTATATTATAATGTAATGATGTTTTATGAACAGTAAAATAGTGAAACCAACAGAAGACAAAGAAAGCCATTATATTCAATATGAAGATAAATATGGTGGTACAATAAATGTACCTGTAGTGTATGCTACAGATGGTATAGGAGAAAGAATTTTAGCAGGGGAAATGATGAAATCCCAAAACAGTAGTAAGTATATAGCATATAGCGACTATCACAAATCACCCAAAAAATAGAAACATGGTACACGAATGTAATATTCATTGTCATAGTATAGATCCAGATCAATCTGAGCTTATGGGATTAAATGAAGACCCTGGTAAGTGGATGCCATTTGCTTTTAATATGGATATAGTGGCAGCAATGAAACTTACAAATGATGATATAGAAGAGCTCACTTACAATTGTACAACTATTTTTACAGACTACGGAGACACTTATATAATAGATACAGCTTTTGATGAGTTTGTAGAATTATATAAAAGCTTTGTTTCTAAGATGGAAAAAAAAGATAACGTTAATCTATAAAACCAATAGTATATGTCAGAAAATCAACAACAAGAAGAAAAAGTTCCCACTAAAGACGAAGTGATTAGTTTCTTAAAAGAGCAAATTGAAGTGAAAGAGTTTCAACTCAAGTTGCAAGAACTAAATACAGCTCTTGCAAAAGCTAGGTTTGAAGAACTTAAGTCAATTGCTTACATGGGTCAACTTACTAACAACACCAAAGAAGCTAATGAAAGCAATTATTATGAGGGAGGTATGCCTCATACTATTACAGAAGACGATTTAAAAGCAAACCCAGAACTAGCTGAACAAGGTATAAAGGTGGGTGATGAGGTGCTTATACCAAAAGAAGAATCTGCCCCCAAAGAACAAGCTAGGCAGCGTTCTTTAAAAAAGAAATAAAAACCAAATTATGGCATTAGTAAACCAAGTGGATAAAAGAACCATCATGACGACTTGGGATATTGTCAAGTTTCAGATTCTAACTCATTGTTATATATATAAGGTGCAAATAAGTGAATCAGATCTTGAGTGTCTCACTTTTTTAGCTTTAGAAGGAGAGCAAGAACTTACATCTTTTTGTGATAAGGTGTTTATTAAAAAGATATTCTCCTCTCCACAGAGTGTTAGAAATTGCTTGACTAAAGCAGCAAAAAAGAATCTTGTAATTAAGGAGGGTAAGAATAAGAAGAAAATCAGAGTGCATCCCCAAATGAATATTCATTCTAATGGTAATATATTACTTGATTTTAAATTTTTAAGTGTTGCGTCCAAGGAAGGCAAAGGAGTTGATACCACAGATAGCAATTGATTTAAATATTTCTGAAGAACTCATAAAAGATGTAACGTCTTTTTATTGGGAAGAAATCAGGAAAAATCTTACGTCCCTATCCCATACAAAGATACACATAGAAAGTCTAGGTGATTTTACACTAAAGCATTGGAAATTAGACAAGAAGATAGAGAGTTTAAATAAAGCTATTGAGAACAATAACACAAGAGGTACATTAATACTAACAGATCGTTATAAGTTAAAAGAATCAATAGATATGTTGTCAAATCTTAAGCTTTTATTAGAGGAAGAAAGACAAAAGAAAGATTTTATATCTCTACATAAAAAAACAAGCAATGAGTCTAAAAGAAAACATAATACAGATATGGAAGAATAAAGGAGCTATTATTGAAGGTATAAAGAATAATATTTTTAAGAAAGAAGATATTGAAGATGTAGCTTCCTATCGTATGAAAATATGCAAAAGATGTCCTTTGTTTGATACATCAGGAGAGGGTTGTCTAGTACCAGGTACCGCACCTTGTTGTGATAATAGAAAACAAGGATGTGGATGCTCTTTAAATATTAAAACTAGATCCCTATCTTCTTCTTGTCCACATGGACATTGGGATGCAGAACTTACACAAGAAGAAGAACTAGCATTAAATCAGAAATTAGGTATATGATATTAAAATTCACACCAGACAATCATAAGTATGTAAGTATTGACGAAGAAGACACCACTGATTGGATTAGTGTAACAAGTTTTATAGGAAATTTTAAAAAACCATTTGAAGCAGATAGTATAGCAGAAAAAAGTTCAAGAAATAAGAAGAGTAAGTGGTATGGATTAACACCAGATGAAATAAAATCAGCTTGGAAAAATGAAGCAAATAGAGCTACAACATTAGGTAGTTGGTATCATACAAAACAAGAGAAAGGATTTTGTGAACTAGAGACAATACAACGCAAAGGAGTCACTGTACCTATTTTTAAACCTCTCGAAATAGACACTGTTAAGTATAGTCCAAAGCAAAAACTAGAAGATGGTGTATATCCAGAGCATCTTGTCTATTTAAAATCAGCTGGTGTATGTGGTCAATCTGATCTTGTAGAAGTGGTAAATGGTGAAGTGCATATAACAGATTACAAAACCAATAAGGAAATTAAGACAGAGGGATATAAACATTGGGATGGCACAGTAGATAAAATGCTGGCTCCACTAAGTCATTTAGATGATTGCAATCTTACACACTATTCATTGCAATTAAGTATGTATATGTATATGATATTAAAGCACAATCCAAAACTTAAACCAGGAACGCTCACTATACATCACATATTGTTTGAAGAAGTGGATAAAGATAAGTGGGGCAATCCTATTACAGCACTAGACAGCAACGGAGATCCTATTGTAAAAGATATCATCCCTTATACATTAAACTATCTAAAACCAGAGGTGATATCTTTGTTACATTGGCTTGAAGACCATCGTGATAAAATAAAACCACACCACTAATGATACATGAATTTAAAACACCTATTCCTGTACATACACCACATGGTGAAGGCGAAGCCTATCTACTTATAGACTATGGCATAAACGTCAACACTACATGGGTGGTAAGACTTAGAGGTGGATATATAAAACACTATTATTCTGATGACATCAGAATCTATGATAACCCTATGAATGGAAATAGTTGGGATGTAGAAATCCCATCAAATTGGAAAAACAATGATAAGATTATTTGATATACATAATAATAAGATAGTACCTAGTGAACATTGCTACAACCTATCTACACTAAAAAAAGTGATAGATGATTATCCAGATGAGGCTATAAAAATATTTTCATATATATTTTATATGACATGCCCTAATCCAGATCTTAATCCATTTTTTGATGTACCTGAAACAGAGAAAGAAGAACTTATTCTTAGAGAAGTTGATGCAGACTTTTCGACTGATGATAGTACTATCACCGAGGCTATTAAGTTTTGCAAAAAGCTTTACGAGACACCCACTTATAGAGCATACGCAGGTATTAAGAGTATGTTGGACCGTTTGGCTAAGTATATGGAAACCACAGAGATTGAGCATGGTAGAGATGGTAATATCACAGCACTTGTTAATGCAGCGTCAAAGTTTGAAGCAATCAGACAGAGTTTTAAGGGCACTCTTAGAGACCTTGAAGAAGAACAAAAATCCACTGTAAGAGGTGGGCAAAATTTAGCATATGATCAATGATTTATACACTTACGAAGCTGTAGTCAATAAGATAATTGACGGTGACACTATTGATGTAACAATAGATTTAGGTTTTAAACTTAAATGGAAGTCTCATTGTAGATTTTATGGTATAAACACCCCAGAACTAAAATCTAAAGATGTAGATGTTAGACTTAAAGCTCTTGAAGCTAAACAGTATGTAATGGATAAACTTGTATTAGGTGGTACAATACTTATAAAGAGTAGATCACTTGATGCATTTGGTAGAGCTCTATCTGAGATTTACTATGGACCTAATTTTGAATTTCATATAAATCAGGAACTGTTAGATCTTAATCTAGCAATACCTTTTGTATAATATATTGTGAGGTGGTGAAATTGGCAAACACACCATCCTGTCTCGATGGTACTCTTTTAGCGGTTTTTGAACCACGAAGAGTTTGGAGGTTCGAGTCCTCCCCTTACAGCTAATTTTTTAAACTAAAACCAAAAACAATGAAAAGGTTATTTATTCTATGGATGTTTTTTACAACTATTTCAATAATGATAAGTTGCTCTAAAGCACCAGACAACATTATTCATAAACAAGAAACTTTAAAAGGTGATTGGGTGTATGATAGTGTACAAGGAAAACCAGTGCAACAAGAAATAGTTAACTATCAATTGTCTCCTACATTTGGTCAAGCTTTAGATATTTCATCTAGACGTAAAGATCATAAAAGCAAAATAGGATTGGCTATTTTGTTTGGAGCTATATTTTTATTTCTATTAGTAGGTGTAATTCTTCATCTAAACTATGTACCAAAATGGTATGAAGAAAATGCTATTCTTCAAGGAGTGGTAAATCTTCTACTAGTTGGATTTGCTGTTCATTTTACTATATCTGACGCTGTTGGAATTAAAAACAACAATGATAAGTGGGTGAATAAGAAGTTGTATGATAGTGTAATAAAAGCAGATGGTAGCACAAAAGCTATATGGGATGACTTTGAACGCAATCATCAAATAGTTGATGGACCTTATTAAATATAATACAATGTGCCATGACAATCTTGTACAAAACATTATTAATTCTATTTATCAATCTATAAAGAACAACAGATAACATGGAGTTTATAAAAGATGTACATTATTACATGGATGGAGATATGGTGGTGTTTACAGAAGAATACCATCTGCAGCGTGGAAAATGCTGTAATAACAATTGTAAACATTGTCCTTATAAAAAATTAAAAACTAAACAAATGCAAGAAGAAACAAAAGACCCAGTGCAACCGCTAACATTTGGGCAGCAATTAGTAGGATTGACATTCAACCCATCGGGTGACCCCAAAGTACAAAGAGCAAAAGAACTTTGTGCTGAATTAGCTGATTTACTTTCACAAGTTAAGAAAGAAAAAACAGATAATGGAAACATGATGACATCAGAACTTTATGCAAATCTATATAATCATACAATAGGAGAAATTTTAAACGCTCAGATGAATGTGGTTAAAATACTTACTTTTAAATATTAAGTAATATGACAAATGAAACCTATCAGGATAGTGAACCAGTTTATCAAGATGATAATCAAAGTCATCTTCATAATTGGGTTTTTCATTATAATCCCAATACTACTCTTTGGTCTGCTATTCCTAGGGATAGGTATCTTGAGTATTGGAATGATTATAAAACTCCAGGTGTTTTTAGAAGCCCACGAGTAAGTGTATTAGTAGAAATAATTCAAAAAACAAATGGTGATCCAAACGCTATAGAATATCTATTAGGAAATGACTAATGATCCCTTTATAACTATACCCACATATGAAAATTCATCCTGGACTCTCACGAGTTTTGATACTCGTGAAGAGTTTCGGGATTTTTTGTCTTTATTATTTAAAGAACCAGGTAAATATGAGTTTGATGAAACATCTGCTATATTTAATGCTGAAGGAAGAAAATTTCAAAAACAAGGATATTATTGTGCAGCTCCTGTAAAGACAAAAGACTTTATACAGTATTGGGAAGATCAAAAACTAAAATGTCGCAGTGGTATTCTTGTAAAGAGTGGTGACGCAAAAACTTGGTATGTGTCGCGAGACTATTATATGTGGTTGAACTTCCTACCCATCTATGACAAGGAAGAAAAAAAGTTTGACTTTGCAAAAGTGAGAGATGCTCAATACCACATGGCTTTGTATGAAATTCTAGCTGAACTAAACTGGAAACATGCTATTATACTTAAGAAACGACAAATAGCTTCTTCTTATTTTCATATGGCTAAATTAATAAACCAATATTGGTTTGAAAGTGGTGCTGTATTAAAAATAGGTGCTAGTCTTAAAGACTACATTAATGAAAAAGGTAGTTGGAAATTTCTTAATGAGTATAAAAACTTTTTAAACGAACACACAGCATGGTATCGTCCAGCTGAACCAGAAAAGGTGGGAGCTTGGCAACAACAAATTAAAGTGAGAATAAACAATAGAGACACTTATAAAGGTAATAAATCCACTATTAATTCTTATTCATTTGAAAAAGACCCAACTAATGGTGTAGGTGGTCCTGTAACCTATTTTTTTCATGAAGAAGCTGGTATTGCACCTAAGATGAATGATACTTATGGTTTTATGAAACCAGCTCTTAAATCAGGACATATTATCACTGGTCAATTTATTGCAGCTGGTTCTGTAGGTGACTTAGACCAATGTGAACCTATGAAAGAATATATACTACACCCAGAAGAAAATGGTTTTTTTGGTGTAGAAACTAACTTAATAGACTCAGATGGTACAATAGGAGTAACAGGATTGTTTATACCTGAACAATGGAGTATGCCACCATATATAGATAAGTATGGGAATTCTCTTGTAGAAAAAGCATTAGAAGCTTTAGAAACAGAGTTTGCTCGTATGAAGAAAGATATGGCACCAGATGCTTATCAACTTACAGTTTCTCAACAACCAAGAAATATAGAAGAAGCATTTGCTACAAGAAAACTAAGTGTATTTCCTCCACATTTAATATCTAAACAATTAGCTCGTATAGCAGACAAAGAATATCCAGTGGAATATCTAGAACTTTCTAGAAATGCTGAAGGTAAAATAATAGATAAACCCACTAGAAAGATTCCTATTATGGAATTTCCTATAAGTAAAAAGACAGAAGATAAAGAAGGTGTCATATGTGTTTATGAACGTCCTATAAAAGATCCTCCTTTTGGTACATATTATGGTTCTGTAGACCCTGTAGGTGAAGGTAAAACCACTACATCTGATTCATTATGTGCTATTTATATATATAAAAACCCTGTTGAAGTAATTAAAGACGAAGGCAATGGTAAGGTGAAGAATCATATTGAAAGAGATGGTATTGTAGCCAGTTGGTGCGGTAGGTTTGATGATATTAATAAAACTCATGAGCGTTTAGAAATGCTTATAGAGTGGTATAATGCATGGACAGTAGTAGAAAACAACGTAGCTCTGTTTATACAATATATGATATCTAAGAAAAAACAGCGTCATTTAGTTCCTAAAGACATGATTTTGTTTCTTAAAGACATAGGAGCTAATAGAAACGTGTTTCAAGAATATGGTTGGAAGAACGTAGGTACATTGTTTAAGGGTAATATTCTTTCTTATGGTATAGAGTTTTTAAAAGAAGAGCTTGATTATGAGACAAAGCCAGATGGGGAAATAGTAAAAACAATATATGGTGTAGAAAGAATACCTGATCCTATGTTACTAAAAGAGATGCAAGCTTACCAGGATGGTGTAAACGTGGATAGATTAGTAGCTTTTTGTGCTCTTGTAGCTTTTGCTAAGGTGCAACAATCTAATAGAGGTATGACTAAACGTACAGAAGTTACAGAACAAAACTTGGATAACTCTAAAAAATTTAGTAAATTAAATTGGAGCCCTTTTAGACATATAGGTGGAAATTCTAGTGGTTCTTTTTCTACAATTAAAAGAAATCCTTTTAAAAACATCAGATAATATGGAAACTAATAGCGATGTACATATCAAAAAGATAGAAATACTATCTCGTCTTTTAAAAGATTCTCTTATTTCTAAGAAAGAAGCTCTTCTTTTACTAAGTGATGAAGAAAAACATAGTAGTGATAAACTAGAAGAGTTTAAACAAAGCATAAAAGCAGAGCAATATACAAACGCTTATTTTAGTTTATTTACCACTTTACCATCTGGTACAACAACTAGTAGTTATACAATAAATAACATCCCAATAAAACATTAATATAAAATGCAGATATACAATGCTTTAGACCTAAAATCAGGTAAGAAGACGGAATATAATAAGATGGGCACACTTGTGCAACCCGTTCAATTTCTACCAGAAAAAGAAAAAGATGATGAGTGGAGAGCGTGGAATCTTGACTGGTTAGAGTTCCAAGGTATGAAGCAACTTAGAAGAAATGCTCGTAGACTTTCTAAAAACTACAAACTTGCAAAAGGTATTATAGATAAAACAGACTATATAGTAGAAGATGACAATGAGATGGCTGATCTTATAGACAAGTTAACTAAAGAAGATCTATCAGCTTTTGAACTTAAGTTCTATCCCATCATACCTAATGTAATTAATGTTCTATGTAACGAGTTTAGCAAACGTTCTTCTAGGATAATGTTTAGAGCTGTAGACGATATATCTTATAATGAGATGTTAGAAGAAAAGCGTCAGATGATTGAAGATGTATTGTTAGAAGATGCTAAACAAAAAATAGCAATGCAAATGCTTATGCAGGGTGTTCAACTAGATGATGAAGAACTGCAAAAAGCTACAGAAGTAGACACTCTTAAGAAACTACCAGAAATAGAATCTTATTTTAATAAAGACTATCGTAGTATGGTGGAGCAGTGGGCTACACATCAAATGGCAGTGGATGAAGAGAGATTTAAAATGCAAGAGCTAGAAGAAAGAGGATTTAGAGATATGCTTATTGCAGATAGAGAGTTTTGGCATTTTAAAATGAATGAAGATGATTATGAAGTGGAACTATGGAACCCTATATTAACATTCTATCATAAATCTCCAGATACTCGTTACATCTCACAGGGAAACTGGGTGGGTAAAATGGATATGATGAGTGTATCTGATGTAATAGACAAGTATGGTTGGATGATGACAATTGACCAACTAGAAAGTTTAGAAGCAATATATCCTGTGCGTTCTGCTGGTTATGCTGTACAAGGATACCAAAATGATGGTAATTACTATGATCCTACAAGATCTCATGAATGGAATACTCAAATGCCATCATTAGGATATAGGCAGTTTACTAGTATGTATGATACATATTATGGTACAGGAGATGTTGTACAAATGATCTTACAAGACAGTGAAGATTTACAAGATTTTGGTAAATCTAATATGTTGAGGGTCACCACTATATATTGGAAATCACAACGTAAGGTGGGTCATCTTACCAAGATAACTGAAGAGGGTGAAATGATACAGGATATTATAAGTGAAGATTATAAGATCACTGATAAACCTATGTATGATACTAGTATATATAAAGATAAAACAAAAGACAATTTAGTATTTGGTGAACATATAGAATGGATTTGGATAAACGAAGTTTGGGGTGGAGTGAAGATAGGACCTAATAGACCTGCATTTTGGGGTATGAACAACCCAGGGGGTATTAATCCTATGTATTTAGGTTTACATGGTGGCAAACCAGGTAAAATACCTTTCCAGTTTAAAGGAGATAATTCACTTTATGGATGTAAACTACCTGTAGAAGGTTGTGTATTTAGTGATAGAAATACTAGAAGTGTGTCTTTAGTTGACTTACAAAAACCTTATCAAATAGGTTATAATATAGTTAACAACCAAATAGCAGATATCCTAGTAGATGAGTTAGGTACAGTGATAATGCTAGATCAAAACGCTCTTCCTCGTCACTCTCTTGGAGAAGACTGGGGTAAGAACAACTTAGCTAAAGCATATGTAGCAATGAAGAACTTCCAAATGCTACCTTTAGATACATCTATAACTAATACAGAGAATGCTTTAAACTTTCAACATTACCAAGTATTAAACTTAGAGCAAACCAATCGTCTTCTTTCTCGTATTAACCTAGCATCGTATTTTAAGAATCAAGCATTTGAGGTGGTGGGTTTAAATCCACAAAGAATGGGTCAAACTATTGCTCAAGAAACTGCTACAGGTGTAGAGCAAGCAATGAATGCTAGCTATGCTCAAACAGAACAATATTTTATACAACATAGTGATAACTTAATGCCAAGAGTGCATCAAATGCGTACTGACTTAGCACAATACTATCACAGCAAGAAGCCTTCAACTAGACTACAATATATAAGCACTAAAGATGAAAAAGTGAATTTTGAAATAAATGGTACAGATTTATTATTAAGAGATATTAATATATTCTGCACTACTAAAACTAATTCACGTGCTGTAATGGAGCAACTTAAACAATTAGCTATTAATAACAATACAACTGGTGCATCTATATATGATCTTGGTAATGTTATAAAATCTGAGTCTATTGCAGAACTTACTAGTGTACTTAAAGCTGCAGAAGAAAAAGTTAAATCTCAAAAAGAAGCTGAAATGCAACAACAACAGCAAATGCAGCAAGAGATGATAGCTAGTCAAGAGAAACAAAAACAAATGGATTTGCAATTTAGAAGTGAAGAAGCTGATAAAGATAGGCAAAATGAAATTATAGTGGCTGAAATTAGAGCAGCTGGATATGGTTCTCTTGGTGATGTAAATAAGAATCAACAATCTGATTATGTTGATGCAATGAATACTATTAGAGAAGAACAACGCTATCAAGATCAAATGAATTTAAAGCGTGAGTCTACTATGATACAAAAAGATCAAGGAGAGAAAAAACTTAATATAGAACAACAACGTTTACAAACTCAACGTGAAATTGCAGAAAAACAATTGCAAATTGCTAAAGAGAATAAAAACAAGTATGATGTTGGAAATTCTAAGAAAAATAAGAAATAATTATAGCTCTATAATCCATACTTCTATAATGACATTTTAAATTTATAGAGTTTAAGTTGTATATTAATTATGAAGAGATACACTAAAAAACCACATATTTATGGCTGATAATCAAACCAATGTACAGACATCAGTACAGCAAGTAGACATAGATTTAGATAGTTTATTTGCAGGTGCACCAGGAGTTGATAATTTAATTACACCACCTAGTGAAAACACCAATGATGTAAAAAACAAACCAAATATCTTTTCATCAGCAAAAACTGATTTGAATTTTCTAGATGACGATGAAGAAGAAAATCAAAATGTTTCACGTGAAACATCATCTGAAGAATTAAATGAGATTATTAATGAGGTTGATGATAACGATGAAATAACAAATAAATCTGGTAGACCTAAAACAGAGAAATCAGGTTTAGTTCAGTTCTTAAAAAAGCGTATTGAATCAAATGAAATGTTTGCATTTGATGATTACGATGAAAATAAACAATCTCTTGACGATTATCTTGCTAGTCTCACTGAAAAGGATGTAGAAGAACTTTGGCAAGCAAATGTAGATAATCTAAAAAACGAAGTGGCTGCTAAAACTCCTCAAGAGTTTTTCTCTTCACTTCCACAAGAACTACAATACGCTGCAAAGTATGTTGCAGATGGTGGTCAAGATTTAAAAGGATTGTTTCAAGCTCTTGCACAGGTGGAACAAGTTAGAGAAATGGATGCTGATGATCCTAACGATCAAGAGTTTATTGTTAGGCAATATTTACAAGCAAAAGGTATTCCTAATGAAACAATAGATGAAGATATTGACACATGGAAAGATCTTAATACGCTTGGTAAAAAAGCTAAACAATATAAGCCTCAGCTTGATGCAATGCAAGAAAAAATTGTACAAGCTAAAATTGAACAACAAGAGGCATTACAACTACAGCAACAAGAAGCAGCTGAAAACTACATACAAAATGTATTTGAAGCACTTAAACCAGCAGAGATTAATGGTTTAAAACTTGACAAAAGAACACAAGCTCAATTGTATTCAGGATTAACACAATACGCTTATCCATCAATAAGTGGTCGTCCTACAAATCAATTAGGTCATCTTTTAGAAAAGTATCAGTTTGTAGAACCAGATTATTCTTTGATAGCAGAAGCTCTTTGGTTATTATCAAATCCTAATGAGTATCGTCAAAGTTTAATAAAACAAGGTAAAACACAAGCTGTTGAGCAAACTGTAAAACAACTTAAAACAGAACAAGCTCGTAAGGTGAGTAGTTCTTATGAAGAAGAAGAACCACGTCAACGTAAAATTGCTAGACCAGTAAATATATTTAAACGATAATTTATTAATAAACATAAATTCTAACCCTTAAAATTTAAAAGCGTTATGCCTACTCCAGTTTTAAATAATGGTATTTTTCTACGTGATACCGTTTATCAAACTTCCTCTCACGTAGATTCTTATCACCTTTCTAACCTGCTTAAAAGTGCAGAACCTACTGATTTAGGTCCTGTTGATCTTTGGGCTATGGTACAAAAGGTAGAAATGCCTTTGTATCAAATGTCATCTTTTGGTGGTAAAAACATTATACCAGTTGACAATGCTCGTGGCGAGTACAAATGGCAAATTCCTGTAACTCAAGATCTTCCTTACATTGTAGAAGATATTGAATCTGGTGCAACCAGAGGTGTTGATGGTACCAACTTCAAACTTAAGTTTAACAAACGTGCATTTGGACATGGTGATATTATCACTTATGACAAATACAATGGTCTTGAATTGTACATCACTGCTGATGACATTATTCCTGCAGGAGATGGTTTCATTTACACTGTACAAATTGTAAATAGCAATAGTGCAGCTGTTATGAATCCTATTTATATTCGCGTTGGTACTAAGTACTTCCGCAAGGGTAGTGCCCGTGGTGAATATGGTGAGCGTTTTTCTGACATTGGTAATGTATCTTCTGGCTTCCGTGAGTTCTACAACTACGTAGGTGGTGCTGAAGCTCACGTACACTATTCTATCTCTAGTCGTGCTGACTTGATGATGAAAGGTGGTATGAAAGCTGATGGTGCTGTACCTGTTATAGAACTTTGGAGAAACTTTGATAAATCAATGGATCCCTCAATTAGTTCTTTGGAAGATATGGCTAATAAGATGGGTAAAGACTATGTTAAAAAAGCTTACCAATCTGGTCAACTTAGTAGGTCTTTCCTCACTACACTTGAAGCTGCACATCTTACCAAAATTGCTAATGATATCGAAAACTACCTCATGTGGGGTCAAGGTGGTAAAATTAAGCAAGATGGACCTGATGATATTCGTTTGTCTGTAGGTCTTTGGAAGCAACTTGATAACTCTTTCAAGCGTATTTACAACAAAACTTCTTTCAACCTTGACTTGTTTAAGTCTGAAATCTTCAACTTCTTCAATGGTAAAGTGGAGTTTCAAGGACCAGATCCCAAGCGTTCTTTAGTTGTACAAACTGGACTTGGTGGTATGAAACTTGTTAACGAAGCTATTAAGAAAGAAGCTGTAAATAGTGGTTTGGTTATCAATGCATCTGAAGTGGGAGCAATTAGTGGTAAAGGCATGGACCTCAACTTTGGTTTTGCTTACACTCAATACGTTATTCCTTTCTTGGCTAACGTTAAGTTTGTTCTCAATCCTGCTTTTGATAACATCCATACTAACGATGTAGAGAATCCTATTATAGATGGTTTCCCTCTTTCTTCTTATAACTTTATTATCTTTGATATCACTGAGAATACTAACGACAACATTTTCTTGTTGAAGCTTTCTTGGGACAATCAATTGAAGTGGTTCTATCAAAATGGTACCATGGACTACATGGGTCGCACACAAGGTTTCCAGTCTTCTGGTAACTTCAATGGCTATCGTGTATACATGACTCAAACTATGCCAGCCATCTGGGTTAAAGACCCCACCAAAGTGCTGAAGATAGTTATGAGGAATCCTATTACTGGTGGATCATTCTAACTTATAGTATCATTCCCTGGGGACTAAATATCCCCAGGGCTTTTGATACAAATTAAAAAACAAAAAAACAATACAATGTTAAAATCTCTTATATCTAAACTCTTAGGACCTTCTCCTGTAACCACTGTTTTAGGACTTGTTGTTGCTGGATTAATGGTTGTTAAAACACAACTAGAAGCTGGTAATACAGATTGGATATCTATTCTTATTGCTGCTTTTACAGCAATACTTGGTTATAAAGCACAAGATAGTTCTAAAAACATTTAATTATGAAACCTAAAGGTGGTAAAAAAGGCGGTAGAAGAGGATGTTAATAACAGTACTTGGAAAGGATAGTAGCCACCAACATTTAGTTGGATAAAACACCCTCACTAGTCCAAGTCTTTTATATATAGCCCCTCCAGCGGAAAGTATCCCTGGAAAAAATACCTGTTGTAAGCAAACTAGACTGATCATCTAAGAAATTTGCAATTTCTAACAGGTTCTAATAAAAAAAAATATAAATATAAATTCATGTCACAACCGTTATACGATATCATTGCTAGAGCTTTTGCTGGTCCTAATGCTAAAGATCTTACACAAAGTGGAGGTGCTTTATCTAAATTTAACTCACTTCCAGTTAATATTCAACCATCTGAAGAGTATTTAGACCCTGTAAATAAAATGAGGGTCTCTATGCCTCAAGCTCTTATTGATACCGACTTTGAGTATGGTTCACAACCTACTAAATGGGAGACATTATCTTTATTAAATAATAAACCGTTTGCATACTGGAACAACCAATCTCCTGTTGCAAACGTAACCAACGTATCTGCTACACAGAATAGTAGAACTATAGTGGTAGCTACTACTACACCCCCTGCTGCTGGAAGTGTAATATTTATGCAGGATAGTAACTTTAATGATGCCAATGGTATTTTTATTGTAGATTCAGTTGTTGCAGGAACAAGTTTTTCATATACCGCTAAAACTCCATACACTGAAGCAACAGCTTCTATTTTTAATTCAGCTGTAACAACTGTTTATGCTGGTGGAATATTTACTGGTGCAGCAATTGGAGGTACACCAACTATTACAAACAGTGGTACAACTGTCACTGTAACTACTACTATACCACATGGATTTTCTATAGGAAACGAGGTGGCTATTACAGGTACCACTGCAACTACAAACGCTCCTAATGGATCTTGGGTTGTTGTTAGAGTTAACTCAAATGTTCAATTTACTATTATAGTATCTGCAGCTCCTACTGGAACTATAGCAGGTGGAATAGTTTACACTCGTCCTCAAGGTGCTTTTTTACATAGAGCATTTGATGGCGGTGTTAGATTTTCAAGTAATTCTTTTGGTAACTATTCTCAAGAGATTAGGCAAACCAGGAGATATTTTAGATATCAATCTGGTAAGGGAATACAAGTTTCTACAGGAACCTTGTTAAAACCATCTTTACAAATAGATGCAATTACATCTTCTTCGACCACTGTAACTGTTACTTGTAAGGAACCACACAATCTACATCCAATAACTTCAATAACAGTTACAGGAGCTTTAGAAACTGCATATAATGGTACCTTTACAGTATCTTCAGTTATAGATTCTAATAAATTTACTTATACAGCATTGTCTGTACCTAGTTCTTCTACAGCTAGTGGATTATACAATATTGCTGTAACTTCTTGGTATGGTTCTGCTAATAGGTGTGGTCTTTTTGATGGTCAAAATGGATTATTTTTTGAATTTGATGGTCAAACTTTATATGCTGTAAGAAGGAGTTCCACATATCAAATTGGTGGATTTGTTCAAGCTACAAACGGAAGTGCTACAATTACTGGTATTACTGTAAATGGAGTTACTACTAGGTTTAGTAAGGATTTAATACCTGGAGATTTTATAGTAATCAAAGGGGCTAGTTATAGAGTATTGTCTATCTCAAGTGATACATCCATGACTATATCTCCTGCATATAGGGGAGTAACAATATCTGGTACATCAAGAGCACAGATTACAAAAACAGTTGATACTAGAATACCTCAGTCTTCTTGGAATCTTGATAAATGTGATGGCACTGGTTCATCTAGATATAACTTAGATATATCTAAGATGCAGATGTTTTATATTGACTACTCTTGGTATGGTGCTGGATTTATTAGATGGGGTATTAGAGGTACTGATGGTAATGTTATTTACTGTCATAAAATGGTTAACAACAATGTTAACTATGAAGCTTATATGAGATCTGGTAACTTACCTGCTAGGTATGAAACAGAAACAGATCCTCCTTTAACTATGCTTACAGCTAGTTTGACTAACGTTGCAACTAGTGTATCAGTTACAGATACATCTTTATTTCCTTCATCTGGTACTCTTAGGATTTCTAATGCAAGTACTAATGAAGTTGTTAACTATACAGGTAAAACTTCAACAACTTTTACTGGATTAATAAGAGAGCAAGCTGGTGGAGTTCTTGCAAGTGTTACGCTTACAATAGGATCTACGGTTGGAACTACAGCTTCTACTGCTGGTGTTCAAATAGGTCAACGAATAACAGGAACTGGCATACCAGAAAATACATATGTAGTTTCTTTTGTTACAAATACTAGTATAACATTTAGTAGAGCGGCAACAGTAGCAGGTGCTCAAACTTTAGTTACTTATGCAATGGGTGGAACAGGAGCTGGTCAAACTTTTACCTATTCTGCCACTGCACCTACATCAATTGAATTGTATGCTCCTACTTATTCTCCAACAATTAGTCACTGGGGTACATCAGTAATAATGGATGGAAGATATGATGATGATAAATCTTTTCTCTTTACAAGAGGTACTTTTAATGTATTAACAATAAATCCTGGTGTAAACAATGCTCTTATGTCTATTAGAATAGCACCTAGTGTTGACAATGGTATTGTTGGTGCATTTGGTGTAAGGGAGATTGTAAATAGAATGCAACTTGTATTAAGGCAAGTTGGTATATATGCAAATGGTAACTTTCTTGTTACATTTTCTCTTAATGCTATTACTAGTGCAGCTACTACTTGGGTTAATGTTGGAGGTTCTAGTTTAGCACAATTTGCAACACATGCAGCTAATACAACTATTACTGGAGGAGAAGTGATAGGTGGATTTTATGTAAATAGTACAGGTGCTGCTTATGGAACTTCAAGTTACACCACAGAACTTGTTAGAGATTTAGGTAACTGTATACTAGGTGGTGGGGGTGCTACTAGTAATGTTCAGGTATATCCAGATGGTCCAGATACTTTAACTATCATGATTCAAAATCTAGGTGCTGCAGCAGCTAATGCTTATGGAAGATTATCTTGGACTGAAGCTCAAGCATAAAAGAATTGTCTAGTATTTAGACATTGTTATAATAAAACCAAAAAACCAAAAAATGAGTAGTGTAACTATTGTAGAAAAGTATCCTCAAAACAAGAAGTCAACTATTGCAATTAAACCTTATTTTAATGCAACAGCTGATAACATGGGACTAGAAAAATATGGATTAAGTCTATTTGATGGAGCTTTTCATGAAGAACAATTAGCGTGTTTAGAAATCAATGGAATCAAACGTTATTTGACAGGTCTTAATGAGTATTCACCAGATATTAAAGATCTTAGTTTAGAAGAACAAGAAGCAAAGATCAAGCAAATAAGAGCTATAGTAACTCAACTTGAAAAAGAACTAGCAGCTAATATTGTAGATCCAGCTGACAAAGAGTTTTGGAATAAGGTGAAACTACTTAAACCAGACAACAATGACTTCTGGGATAAAATTAAGATTAGGTGTGGTAACGAACCAGTGTTTTTAGAGCCAGATAAAGATCCTTATGATCTTATTAAACTCTATGCAATAGAAGCAGGTGGTTTTTCAATAGTCGCTAAAAGTTTAGAAGATGCAAGAAGAATGCCTGTAGCTCCTAAGTTTTATTTAGATAAACTTGAAGAAACAGCTAGTGTTCATACAGAAGTTAAAAAGCTTCGTAATAAAGCTCTTACAGAACTTCAAAAACTCTTTGACAAGAACCAAAATAAATTATTCTATGTTGCTAAAGTGCTTGATCCTAATTCAGCACAATATAAAAAGTCAACACCAAATGATATTATATATGACAACATGGATAAGTTTATCAATGGTGATCTTGTAGAAAAAGATAAAAAGAAATCAGCACAAAGATTTCTTGACACTGCAAATCTTGACATGGAAACTTTGAAAATAAAAGCTATTGTAAAAGACAGTTCTTATTACAAGTTTATTTCACCAAAAGCAGATGGTTTTATATATCATATGGAAACTATCACTATGTTAGGAAGAACAGTTGTAGATGTAGCAGAATATTTAAGAAATCCTCTTAATGAAGAAATCTTAATAAACCTTACAAAAAAAGTGGAAAAATATTGGAATCAATAAGATTATGAATAACAATCTACTACAAATAAAGATAAAACAGAGGCTTAATAAACTAGCATCTTTTGACTATGATAATATTGAGTGTTGGATGATTCAAGAAGCATTTAACAAAGCTCAAATAGAATGGGTAAGAAGGCAGTTACATGGTACTAATGCTAGAAAAGAAGGTCCTGAACAAACTATAAATGCAGTAGATGATATTCAAATGCTTTTGGTACAAGAAGAATTAGAGGCTTATACTAAAGATAAGTTTGTAGAAACTAAACAAATACCATCTAATTATCTTCATTTTGTAAGAGTGAGTATAAATGGTGAAGCAGATTGTTGTCCTAAAAGAGCATTCACTGTATATCAAGTAGAAGAAGCAAACGTTGATATAATGCTATCTGATAGTTTTAAGTCACCTTCTTTTGAATGGGCAGAAACATTTTGCACTGTAATGGGAGATAAACTAAGGATATATACAAACAACAGTTTTGTTGTACATGATATAAATCTTGTTTATTATAGGAAACCTAGAAATGTAGAATTTCTAGGATGTACTAATCCAGAAACAGGAACCACTTATAAAGCAAACGTAATATCAGAACTTAAAGATGATTTGGTTGAAGTTATTATAGATGAAGCTGCAGGTATATTAGCTGGGGATATAGAAAGTATCACACAATATCAAAGAGAAATTCAAAATTCACAAAGAAATAGTTAATTATGGCAATTCAAAAAATATCAAGACCAATGTCTTATTCAGCTCCTAGCGGTAGTTCTCTAGAGAGTAAAGTGGCAGCATGTGTAACAGAGTTAATGAACGCTAGAAATAGTTTTCATAAGTTACATCTTAGAGTTACAGGTTTAGGTTCGTTTGCTTCTCATAAAGCTCTTAATGAACTTTATGATGCACTACCTGACCATGCAGATGATTTAGCAGAAGCTTTTCAAGGTGCTGCAGAAAAACTATTAGTATTTCAAGATGGTGTAACAAGATCTCTTTCATCAGTAGATGAAGCTGTTTCTTATCTAAGAGACATGAAAGAGATGGTTACTACACTTCAATCTTCTATGCCTTATAGTGAAATAGTAAATGATTTAGACAATGTAAAGTCTACAATCAACAGTATTAAATATAAACTTTTGTTTCTTAAATAATTTTTTGTATATTATATTATATAACCCTTTAAATTTTTTATTTTATGTATTTTCCTCATGCTTACAAAAAGACATTTTTTATTCACGGTACCAATGGTATTACTGGTAATGCCTTAACACCTGCTAGTTCTGGTGCAAGTTCTGCTTTGCTACCTGGTCAACTAGGAGTATTTAATTCTGGAGTTGGTAATGCACTTACTTATTCTCCAACTCAAGCTTCAGCTGCAGCACCATTAACAACTGGTGCTCCCTTTTATCTTGCAATGGGATCTTGGTATAAGACTGGTGCTGGTTTTACCTCTGCTGATAAGATTGGTAGTCATGGTGGTTATCAAGAGAGTGTTAAATCTAAGATAATTAATCCTAGATATATTAGTCGTGTTATTCAAATTGCAGCTAAAGGTGCTAAGAATCAAGTTATTAAAATTCAAGTAGCTACAGCAAATACTGCTGCTGGATTACCTTTAGAAAACACTTATAGATTGCGTATTGATGCTAAAGGTGCTCCTGCTCTTAGGTTTTTGAATCACCAGTTATATCGCACATTGGATTATTATGCTCCTGCAAATACTACCAATCCTACATATCTTAAAGATCCTATTTGGGCACTTTTAAGTTGGAAAGATCAAATCAATTCCAATCCTTTAACTTCAGCTATTCTTCAAGCTCGTGTATATAAATATGCTGCTACTAGTGCTGCCTCTATTACTACTGTTAGTACTGTAAGTACTACTAGTGCAACATTACCTTTAGCTAACACTACTGGTGTTGTACTTGGACAAAAAGTAACTAATGGTACTTCAACAGGTATACCTGCAAATTCATTTGTTACTGCTTTTTCTCCTGGTGTAAGTGTTACCATTACTTATCCTCCTCAAGGTCTTGCTCCAACAATTGGTGTTGGTACAATATTATTTTGGACTGAGCAATTTAGTACTGGTCAAGATAAAAATACCGTCTTTATTCCTGGTACTAGTGTTACTACTGGACTTGCTAATGATCCTACTGCTGCTGTTGCACCAGATCAAGCTTCTGGATCATTTACAAGTTATACTGCTGGTCAAGAACCTCATTTGGAGATTAGTGCTGCTTACTATGACACTGTCTTTGGTAATGCTACCTTCACTCCTGTAGACTACTATAATCTTGAACCTATTAATATTCAAGCTTCTATGGTAGATGAAACTGGTCTTCCTAGTGGTTCTGTTCCTGTTGCTTTACCACTTTCTCCTGTAGCTCTTGGTACTACCGCTCTTGGTTTGAATATGGGTACTGGTGCAGCTGATAATCTTTATTTTGGTACTCATGGTATTGAAGTTCAAAGACCAACTCATGCAATTGGTCTTGGTGAAGGAATTATGCGTGATTTGATTCTTTCTGGACGTTATCAACAAGAAGCTTATCCTGATAGCTCTCGTGTAGAAAGCTTTAGGATGAGAGAAGTTGAGCAAAATCCTGTGTTTACATCAGCTAGTGGTGTATCTCGTAGTGCATATTACAATCAACTTTTGATTGTTCATAGTGTTCCAAGATTTAGTAATGCAAATGGTTTATTTGATACAGATCAATATGTTATTCAGATTGTAGTACCTCAAACTGCAAGTACAACTACATTTGCTAACGCTGTTGTTTCTGCTGCAACTAATGCTCAAGGTGGAGTTACTGCAATAACTCTTGAAAACACCTACTAATTAATTAATCTAAAAACAAATACAGGGAGGTGGACAAATACGTCCCCTCCCTTTTTGTTTTTGGTAGGTAGTACATAATTTTGTATATTATTATTGAAGACTTTCTCTTATTTTTTTAACTCTACAAAGTTTATATAAATGTCAAGTAAACATCAGCTAAGTTTAGAATTACCAGATACTAATAATATTAGTGTACTTAGGGTGTTTGATACAAGTTTATATGCAGAAGATTTAGGTACAAATTGTGGATTATTACAAATCACAAGCCCTGGATTTAATACTCCTGTTAATATAGAAGTGTTGCCTCAATTTAATTTGGTACTTAATGCTTGTACATTAGGTATACAAAGTGTTGGTTGTGGTACTTATTGTAATAACATTCCAGATGGTATATACACAGTGAGATATTCTGTTGCACCTAATGATAAAGTATATATTGAATATCAATATCTTCGTGTTACACAAACACTTAACAAGTATTATAATGCTCTTTCATCTTTAGAAATAGCAGCGTGTGAACCAGATCCAGATATAAAAGATCAACTAAAAGAACTAAGACTTATTAAGAGTTTTATTGATGCTGCTAAAGCTAAAGTGGAATATGCACATCAACCTGAACAAGGACTTGAGTTATTAGTGTATGCTCAAAATAAACTTATTAGATACGGACAATATTGTTAAAAATAAAAAAACCAAAAAAATGCAAACTAACACAACAACACCAACCTGTCCTAATTGTGGAGCTCAAATTACTTGCGGATGTCAAAGACAAACTGCATCAAATGGTGCTCAAGTATGCAACAATTGTGTTGCTATTTATGAAAAACAACTTCAAAACCCAAGTTAAAAACTATGAGAAATCTCCTTAAGGATAAATCCAGATACTTTAAGACATTTGCTGATGATGTATATAATGAGTTTCGTAAAATGAAATACGGACTTAATTATTATAAAAACAACTCAAATAATCTTGATGTCAGCGTTATACGTAAGGAGATAATTGATTGGCAATCTAATGCTGATAATGAAGCTCTTACACAATCTTCAATAAATTACTGGGGATGGTTGCCAGTTACATATAGTTCACTTGATACTTCTGTTGTATTTAGTAGTACATACGATGATCCTTATAAATATTTAAGGTCATGTGCTAATTCCCCTATAAACATGGGTCTTAGTTATAACTATGGTATAGGACAAAATCAGAATATAATTGATGTAAACACAGCTGGGTGTGTTACAAGAATCAATCTTAATCCTGCTGTTACTATTAATAATACAGGAGGTCCTTCTGGAACACAGTATACATACCATCAAAATACACCATCTAATACATGGACAATTAATCACTCACTTGGATTTGTACCTAATGTATACACAATGGATGATAATGGTGTAGAAATCATTGGTACAATAGATACAAGTAATGTTAATCAAACTGTTATTACATTCACTTCAGCCGTAACTGGTTATGCTTATCTATCCTAATTATGTCTAATAATAAATTATATCTACATAATATTGATTTAAATAAGAATCAGATTGTAAATCCTGTTCTTCATAATGCTACAACACCTCCTTCTACTCCAGTAGATGGTCAAATGTATTATAATACCACTGAAAAAGCTGTCTATTATTATAATAATACTGAATGGAAAAAACTTGGTGGTATTACAGGAGGCACTACAAACTATGTAGTTAAATATAGTGCCGCAGATGCAATTACTGCTGGTATTATTTATGATGATGGTACTAATATTGGAATAGGAACTACTAGTCCTACAGCTAAAGTTCATGTATTAGGAAATGCTTATTTTGAAGATACTACTACTAGAAGTAATATAACTACTGGTGTAAGAGGAACTAATTTTAAGTTCAATAATATTATTAGTAGTACTGTTAATAGTGGTGTGGTACCATTTGGTCCACATATGCAAATGCTTTATCAATTTAGTGGAAGTATTGGTACTACTGTTTGGGGTAATAATATATTTTGGCCCCAGAGAAGAGTTATAGATATTAACTCTTCAATGAATTTAAATAATGCAACATATGTATTAAATGGAAATAATAATTTTCCAAATGCTGCTCTAGCTTATGCTATTAATCTTGGATCTAATGACAATAGCACTACAGTTCCTTTAGATATTACTGTAGGTAGTGGTATTGAAACAGGAATGATAGGTAGTTTAGCTAGAATGGACTTTTTTCCAAACAATGATAGTGGAGCTAGTATAAAATATTTTAAAGGAATCTATTCTACTTATGTTAGTTTTTTTGATCTTAAAGCAGCAGCAGGTTCTACACATGATACAATAATACATTTTGCTGGTGGATCGTATAGACATTTGGGTGGTGTACAAGTTGATACTATGATTGGTGTTTATGTAACATCAATGAAAAATTCATCAACAGGACAATTTATAAGCAATAGTTATGCTTTTTCACAAGATGGTCCAAATGATAAAAACTTTTTTGCTGGAGGAGCCATATTAGGAAGTTTAGTATCATCTTCTGGTTCAGCTTTGTTACAAATAAACAGCACTACAAAAGGTTTTCTTTTTCCAAGAATGACCCTAGCACAAAGAGACTTAATATATAAAGATACTTTAGCAATTGCAATAGATACTCCAGGAAGTGGTTATGTTAATGGTACATATACAAAAAGATATGTATCTCCTAATACTACTACCAATGGTGTAGGTATGACAGTAAATGTTACTGTTGCTGGTGGTGTAGTGACTGATGTCCAATTGGTTGTTCCAGGTACAAACTATGCAGTTAATGATTTACTTACAGTAACAAAAGAACAATTAGGTAGTCCTTCAGGAGCAGGATTTAAATTTAAAGTTGTTAGTTTAGTTGATTATCCAACAGGATTAACAATATATCAAACTGATAATACTGAAGGTTTATATACAAGACGTGCTGGAAGTACAGCATCATGGGAAAGATATATTACCACTTATGATTTATCATCAACAACTCTTTTATTAAATTCTAGTTCGGGAGGAACATTTGTTGGATATTCATCAGAACCAGGTACAGCAGGTACATATAAGTTTGGTGTTAATGGAACAATTCAATATACTGGTAATTTAATTAGTTCAGGAAGTGGTGGCAACTATACTCTGTCATTAAGATCTGGAGCAACAGCTAATGATTTTGGTCGTATAGTAGCATATACTAATGGGTCTTCTCTTACTGAAATGCAGTCTTTAGAGTTTGGATATTATAAAACCAATCTAAATTCTAACTATGAGTTTTCAAACACAAATTATAATGAGTGGGGATTTCGTGTTTATGGTACCATAACTGGTACAGCAACTGGTGGTGGTGTTTATAGTAGTCTGTTAATTAATCCTACATTAAACATCACTGGTAATACCAATACCAGTACATATTATGGCATTCGAATAGCTGCTACAGAAACTAGTACTATCAACACGACTGTTATACCCTTTAGTTACACACATATTGGAGCTACTTTTACTGCCAGTAATGTAATTGTTAATAATAGTAAAATAGTAAAATTTACAAATTCTGGAGCTAGTGGTAACTGGGGAGGTGGATTTGGTTTCTATGGTGGATCTAATGGTAATAATGGTATATTAGCACTTAGGGTTTATTCCAGCGGTACTGCAGATTCTAATAATGCAGTAATGATAGGAGATGTAGCAGAAGCTGGAGTACAAGGTTCAAGTATCAGATTTGTTGTAAAAAGCAGAGTAGCTAGTGGTTCTGAATCAAGCTATGATGACGTACAAGTAATATATACTGATTCAAATGCTTATGCAATAACAGGTAGTAAAATACTTAATGCATTAGTATTTGGAGTAGGTAATGCTTCTAATTTACCTAGTTCAACTATTAATGGTACATATGCTGTAGCTCTAGGTTTCCAGATAGACCCATTAACTAATGGATGGGGTACTTCTCTTATTATATCAGGTAAGAACGATTCTGGTGTAATGGCAGAGATAGCCAGGTTTACTGGTAAGAACAAAAACTTATTGGTAGGTACTACAACCGATTCAGGATCCTATAAGATAGAAGCTGCTGGTCTAATACGTGGTACTGGCTTGCATTCAACTACTGGAAATTTAGTAATAGGCACCGAGTTAAACTACTCAAGTTTTCAAGGAGTAAGTAATGAAGGTGCTGTTCAGGTAATTGGTACAAGTGCTGGAACTTCTACCAAGATGATTTTCAGACCCTATGGTAATGCCAGTGGATATACCTCTAACTATTGGGGTACGATAGAGCAGAATGGTACTGCATTTAATATTTCTTCAGGAAACTACCATTATCTAAATCTCAAGTCTGGTAATTCTAAACTTATTATAGGATCAGTTGATAATACCTATAATGGAAACTTTTACAGAGTATTATTAGCAGATAATACAGCCCTAGCATCTAATGAAGTAAGTAGTGTAGCTATTACATATAGCACGATAACTACCGATATTTTATTTGGAACTCTTTTACCTAGTACTACTTATTATTACCGCATAGTTGCTTGTGATGAGAACGAAATACAGTGCGGTATTAGCTCAGAGTTATCTATTACTATACCAGCAGGATCCGCTGTAAACAGAGTTATTATTAGTGGTATTACTTTTACGGCAGGTTTGATGCGTTGGTATAAAGTGTATAGAGGAACTACATCTGGAGTATATACCTATCGTACTTCTGTAAATGCTGGACCTATATTCTATGATAACGGATTTACATCCTCACCTGGTACCTATGCTCCGCAAAGTTTAGCATCAGCTATTGGTTCATATACTGGTATAACATCTGATGGATATCTATATGCAAAGAACTTTTGGGGTAGGCAAATAACTTTTAATAAAAGAGCAAACTATAACGGAAGAGGTGGACTGTATGTAGTCAATCTAGGTAATAGTTTTAGTATACCAGAAGTAAATATGGGATCAGGTACCAACTACATATTTGGAGAAATGGATACCAATACTGTATCAACCTGGACTAATACTAATATAGTTGTTGGTCAAACGTATGGAGCCAGTGGTTATTCTGTTATGGATAATACTATTGCACTTGGTACAGGGTTAGCATATGCAGGAGGTACAAAAACATATTCAAATTCAGTTGTTATTGGCTATGCTCTTGGGTATGGTACTACTGGTACAGGTAACGTGTCTTATTCAACAATAATTCAAGTAGGAACAGCTTCTTTATGGAGTAGCCTTGGTAATGAGGGTGCTGCAAATAAATCTATATCAAAATCCTTTATATGGAGAGGAGCTTACCCGACTGGTGATTATAGGGCAGATTCGTTTGCTGATAGTGTTGCTAATGTATTTATGATAGGATCTGGTCAAACTCCTATATATGATGTATGGTTTGGTAATGGGGGTATAGGAATAGGAGATAGACCAAATTATAGCATACATGGTTCTGAAATAGTATGTAATCCTAATGCTTATACAATAGCTAATGATCCTACTTCTTTAGCTTTTTTTACTAATACGTCAGGAGGTTCTATTATTTTAGCAGGTGGTCGTGGTAGAGGTACTGGTACAGGAGGAGATGTGATTTTACAAACCTCTAGTCCAGCTGCCTCTGGTACTACGTTACAAACACTTACTTCAAGATGGTATATCAAATACAATACAGGAACTCTTTCCAATGTAGCTAGTCCTAGTGCTAGTGCAGCTTTACAAATAGATTCTATTACACGAGGTTTTTTACCTCCTAGAATGACAACAACTGATAGAAATTCAATATCATCACCAGCTGTTGGTTTATCTATTTATAATACAACAACAAATAAAATGGAAACATGGGATGGTACAGTGTGGAACGCTCATTGGTAATAAGTTAGATAACT